TTATTGATCAAGTTTTGTCAGCTGATACTCGTTGAAGCTAATGATTGTCTCACCGACTTGGTCGTTGATGTCCAGTAGCATGTTTTGTAGTGTCAGTATCTCGTGCCAGTAAAATACTTCAGCGGCTTTTTTCGCGTCACCAAAACCACCAGCATTGTTTGGCACCACTCCCATAAGTTGAGGCGGTACTCGGTGACCTGCTAATGTATCGTCACGCGAGGCAATCTTAATATTAGCAAACTCGTCTTTGGCGGCAACCTCTGCCAGCGGTATAACTTTAACGCCATCAGGTTTCCCGTTAGGCGTATACATAAATAAGTTCTTAAAGTTACCTGCACCTTTTGATTCTCGCACTGCATCTTCTAAATCATCAACGTCTTCTTGTGTCGATAATGGATCTGATACATGCAAAATATAACCCGCATGAGCACCATTTTTATAATACCGACGTCGGAATAATGTCGCGGCTTCGTTAAGTGTAATGGCATTTACACTGCTCAAGTAGTCTGGTACGCCATAAATTTCTTGATTGATATCGGGGTTAAATATGTGAATGACTTGCTCATTGTATTCAATCGCCGCACCTTGTCTATAATCAACGTGGTGATAACCTTCTCCCTTGATTGACTTGCGTGTGTTACGTGCAAGCTTTGGTCGAAGCTGTAATACGCCTCCCAATCTATTACGTATTACTTGCACATAAGCATTATCAAATACTAATAAATTAATCACTAGACCGATAAAAGCTTGGCGGCTTAACTTCGGATGCGGCTTGTATAAGCTAGTGAGTACATTGCGCTTAGTAATCAATGCGCTAGTATGATGACTGGTCGCATGATACAGCTTGGCCACCGCATCAATGTCATAAGGATACTCATAGTGATTTTGATACATTGGGCAATATTCGTATTCGAACATACTGCGCCCATCTAGTACTGGCTCCGGGTCGCCAAAGCTGTGCATGATTATTTTCTGACCACTTCTGGCCTTTTCATCTGTGTCTGTCATCTATGTACCCTTATTCGTGATTTGGTGACGCCGTCATTGATTTGGTCCGTACTAGCGAGTGGTGCTTTTTCGAGCGCATTCATGATTGCCCAAGCAACGTCACTATGACCGACTTCTTTGCTACGGCTACTTACAAAAGTCATCTGTCTTTGGCTGCCAGTCAGCGCTTGCTTAATAGCAATAAAGGCCTTAGCAATATCAATGCTGCCGGCATCAAAGTGTAATTTACGTCGAGTAAATAGCTCTTTAGCTCTGAGTGCCATTCGAGTTTTACTCTCAACGCTGTAGTTAATCGCGGTATAGTTTGGAAAGAATTTTTTAACGTGTTCTGCGACTGATATACCCGCACCTGTTGTATCGATACCTAAGAATTCAACGTCGTAGCGTTCACAAACCTTTTTGATATGCTGCGCCTGAACGTGTGGAGGCATGTGGTCAAGATGCATACGCTCAAGCACCCGGTATGGCTGACCTTCTTTTTCGGGTGGTGCGATGACTGCCAATGCCGGTTTATCACCTGTGAAACTTGGGTCGTACCCTATCCATACAGGTTTGGCAAATTTCTTGCTGCCCATTGGCGTGAAGTCGTTCCAAATTTCCCAGCTATCAACCATGTTTGGTTGCAGTACTGACAACGGAAAGTAACTGTTACTATCGTCTAAAAAGACACACATGAACAGGTTGGCAAATCGTTCCGGTGTGTACTCCAATAGCAGCTGTGCTATATCTAACTTATCAAAACCACCTTTAATCGCATCTTTGATCGTGACGATTAAACGCCATTTACCATCGTCACAGTAACGACCAGACTTTAATGCGCTGTGTGATGTATCAATATCTTTTTTATTGACACCATCGTTACCTGTCCAGAATGCATAGGCTTCATGCAATACACTGCTCGGCGTAGACAAATAGACTTGTTGAAAATGACTTTGTGATGCCATGCCCGATGCGACGGCACGGAACTCTTTGAATTTACGAATCCAGAAAAACTCATCCATAATTACATCGCCATGACGACCCTGTGCCGTCAATGCGTTGGTGCCCATGTAATAAAGACTGACCTGAGTATTGTCCTCTAATGACAGTACGATTGGCTCCCCGCCAATATTCCTGCCCAGTACTTCAAACACAAACGCTTTGATGTACTCAATAAATTGATACGCCTGGGCCTTACTCGCTGATAAAAATATTTTATTCTTCTTGGTGCGCAGCGCATTGATAAGAGCCCATAGTGCAATGACATAAGTAGCACCGATCTGCCGAGATTTGAGCATCATAAATATACGCGCAGCGCGATGCTTTTTGTTGCCGTTTAATATTTCGACCCATCGCTGCTGAAACGTATATGGTTCAAGCATTAAGTTAAACGCTTCTTCTAGTGCATCGATATCTTCTTCTGTAAATAAATTTCTAATAGCGGGTTTACGATCTTCTTTGTAGCGATTGGATAGCTTCGGGTTCAGCGTCGCTCCGTTGCCACCATCGTTATATCTTTGGATTTTCGCCATGCGTTCTAACTGACGAGTAAATTCGTCTATTTCTTTATATTCAGCATTACCTTTTTTCTCCATACCTATCAATGCAAGCAGCCTGGCTTGTAGCGCAGATGTGACATTGTCAAAGATACTCGCGCGCAACCAAGCGTCGCGACTTTTCCAACTGGCAACCGTCGCGCGCTTTTCGCTTAATTCTTTTGATATTTCAGTGACGCTCAAGCCTTGCGCATAGAGCAAGCGCGCGCGTTCGCGGTTGTCCGCAGTGCTGTCGTTGATGATAGGGGATTGGTCAGTAGTCATAAGGCAATAGCTTATAGCGCGTAACCCTTGCAACCACGCTGTTTGTAACCGTAAAGCCGCTTTACGGTTAACAACCAGTTGCCCGTTATGCCTCTTAACCGACAAACTAAAGCCTATTTGAAAGATACCAAACCTTATTTACTAAACTTTAGCAACTGAGATTGACTATGACTGATCCTGTACTGCCCGGTAAACGAGTCGTCAAACGCTTTCGCGTCGCCCGAGAAGGGCAAACTGTTGACGGTCGCTCTCTATCTCAAGAACATATTATTGATATGTCAGAGACTTACGATCCTGTCGAATATACCGCCCGTATCAACTGCGAGCACATGAGTGGTCGGTGGTCTAGCCTCAATAGTAATTATGATTCTGGCGCATTGGGTGACATCATCAAAGTCGATCATGGCATGGAAACATTCAAGCAGAATGGCGTTGATGTTCAGTTAATGTGCTTATATGCCACTTTGTCAGTACTACCCGCATTGGTAGAAGCTAACAAAGAAGGTAAGAAGATCTTTACTTCTATCGAATTCTATCCAAAGTTTGCTGACACTGGTCGCGGCTATTTAGTTGGACTAGCGGTTACAGACTCTCCAGCTTCGCGTGGTACCGAACCTCTAAAATTCAGTACAAATGCTAATGCGCTGCGCACTGATCCCAACGACCAAGAGCTTATCCTTATGACAAAAGATGCCCCAGCCACAGTAGCTAATACTGATCCCGCGACTCCAGCAGTTAACAATACTACCGAACAGCCAGTTACCGACACTCAGACCCAAGAGCTAAATACAAAGCCTGAAGCTGACGGCTTCTTGCAAAAGCTATCAACTATGTTTGCATCCAAGAAATCTGGCATGAGCGCCCAAGAACAAGAATTGGTTTTGGAGTCATTCAAGAAGCTTAATGAAAAAACGGATGATGTTGCTAAAGAAAATGAAGGTCTGCAAACAGATTTGTCTGAGTTAAAGACTGCATTTGAAGAATTAAAGACCCAGCTCTCTACTCAACCAGCTACCAATCTAACGAATACACCTCCTGCTAATGGTGGCAGTGCTCAACTAACAGAGTATTAATATAGCCGGCATCGAATGATGTGCTCTTAGATATTTAGATCTCTTTACCTCAAAGGACTTTTATGTTTACTTTAGATCCGCAAACGGCATTACAACTTGAGCAGTACAAACAACAAGTTGCACGCGTCAATGGCGCACAAAACTTCAATGCAGCTTTCAATGTTGCTCCTTCCGTTGAGCAGAAACTCATAGAAGTTTATCGTCAAGTTACCGATTTTCTCGGCAAGATCAATATTCAAGGTGTTAAGAACGCGCATGGCCAAAAACTAGGTCTTGGTGGCAATAAAACAGCAGCAAGCACTACTGACACACGCTCTCAACCACGCCGTCCTACAGATATCTTTAATCTTGAAGCGGTTGACGATTATCTATGTACTAAGACCAACTCTGATATTGCTTATCTATACGAAGTCATCGACAACTGGGGTTATCTGCCTGATTTCCAGCAAAAACTTGCCGCGATTGCTGTCGCGATTGTTGCCGAAGACATGCAACGTATTGGCTTTAACGGTACTCATCGCGCCAAAACATCAAACAAAGACCTGTATCCATTATTGCAAGACGTGAATATTGGTTGGCTTGAAAAGATCCGCGCTTACAATCCTGAGCGTCATATCGACGGTATCACCATCGGTGCTGGCCAAGAGTTCAAAAATATGGACGCTTTGGTTGAAATGGCCAAAAATGAATTAATTGCAGAGCAGCATCGCCAAGCAAGTGGTTTAACTGCTATCACTAGTAGTAACTTGGTTTCTGATAAATATGTCGGACTGCTTAATCAAAACCATTCTCCGACGGAGCAAATCGCTGCTAACGCGTTATATCAGAAAAAGCAGCTTGGCTCCCTACCAGTAGATACTCCAGCCTTTTTTGTGCCTAATGGTCTCCTTATCACTACTCATGACAACCTGTCTATTTACAAGTTACGTGGGTCGCAGCGCCGTCACATTATTGATGAGCCACAGTGGGATCGTACTACTGATTATCAATCAGTTAATGAGTGCTATGTGGTCGAAGACTATAGCAAAACAGTATTGATTGAAAACATTGTGCTGGAGGGTTAATGATGAAAAGTAACTCTTTACGCGAACACTTTATTCGTACTAACGCCGCTAAAAAAGCCAAAGCTGCTAATAATGACCCACGCTTATCAGCGCAGGTCTTAGGTCGTCGCATGGGTACAACGATGGTCAGCCAATCGACACCTATCAGTGATGCGCCGTCTGATGGCGACACCAATCCCGATGCTGGTAGCAATATCGAATTAAAGTTCTGGAACGATGACCAGCATCTGTCAAACATTCAATCCATCAGTCATAAAACAGAACTTAAGAAAGAGTTCTTACCATTTTATGTGCCTTGGATTGAAGGCACCATTGCTGAAGGCGTCGGCAGTCAAGATGACATGCTTGTTAAGCTGATGGTTTGGTGTTTAGACACTCATGACTTTAAAACGGCAACCGATATTGCTGAGTATGCGTTACTCAATGATTTTGTGATGCCAGAGCCATTTACCCGTGATGTCGCTACTGTTTTTGTTGAGCAGTTAGCAGATGAGTTGCTTATTCTCAAAAAAGATACTGACACCGCTGTTTATGCCGATTTAATTCAACGCGCTATAGACAGTACGACATCACAAGATATGCCAGACCAAGTCCGCGCTAAGCTTTATCGCGTCCTTGGTGACAGCCTAAAAGATGCAAAGCCTGAAGATGCCATTCACGCTTATGAAATAGCTATTAAGCTTGATGACAAAGTCGGCTGCAAAAAAGACCTCACACAGCTTGAGAAAGCTGGAGAGTAACGACCCCACCCGGGAAGCGGCTCACTAAGACAATGCTATTTGCTGATCGCATCATAACAACGTCAAAGTGACTACCGCTTTTCTTTTATCTGCAGGTAATGTCATGTTGATCAATCAACAAGTCCAAGCGCAAAATGTCCCTAATCACTATGCTCACCTACCATCTGTTAGTACAGAGGATATGGTGCAGCTGATGCGGATTGATAAAACACTTGGCGCTGATCGTATCGCAGGCTATATCGATAATGCTTACGACACGGTCAATGGCGACTTACCTGCCACCTTTTTTAGTCTGCTAACTCTACAGCGCCATCTAGCTGATAAACGGATGCTCCCAGACAAATTCGCACGCACTTATAAACGCGCAATCATGAATGAGGCCGCCGCGCTTATCGCTGATAATTATGTTGATTATGATACGACGAGCCAAGGCGCTATTAGCGGTGATGTGCAGCTAACCAAATCCGACAGATTACGTCGTGTGGTCAGTCATTGTATTGCAGACATGACTGGTCGTCGCCGCAATCGCGTGAAGCTGTTATGAATACTGCTCAATATCAGCGCACGATACGCGCATTACCAAACGATACGCTTGATGCCATCGCTTACCGCTTCTATGCCAATCGATCTATAAGCATGCTGCCAAAACTGATTGAGAGTAATACTGACCATTCGCCATTTGCTTTGCTGCCCTCTCAAGCTGTCATCATCTTACCGGATGACAATACTACAGCTGCAGCGCCATCTATCAAATTATGGGATTAATACATGAAAAAACCGACTAAAAAAGTCTGGCTAATGCGTATAGGTTGTGCGATGGGCTGGTTGACCGCTCTAGTCATTTACACTTATCTCACGACACTCGATGCTCGTGCCAACATTCCAATGTCAGTCGCACTGCCATTCATAACCCCATCTATGCTACTAGCCACTATCATTGGCGCGGTTGGCAGCTATTTAGCGTTTGGGGAAGACAAAAAATTCCCACCCTCTGCGACTAGTGTGGGTCATATCTTATTAGGTTTCGGTGCTGGTCTGTTTTTTACCCGTGGCAGCCTAGAACTCATGGGCCATATCGATAGTAGTGATGATGTCGTGCTGTTAGTTAGCTTCCTTTGGGCTGGTATTGGCTACTTTTTTTTGAGGCTAGTTGTGTCAGTCGTTAAGTCTGAAAAAATGGTTCAACTACTACCAGATTGGGTCGCCAAGCTATTAGGAGTGCATAAGTGATGATCGCTATTAATATTTTTGCCATGATCATTGCGGCGCTTATCTTGACATGGATGCTATTTAGTACTCGTGGTCACGATAGCGTCGGATGGTGGGCATTTCGAGTCTTGGCTTGTTATGCATTGGTTTGTTTTGTTTATTTAGCTTATGACACTAGCATCATTGGTGACAAGCTGCCCGTGCGTTATATGTTTATTCGCGGCGGCTGCTTGGCGTTGGTTGCCGCTATGTACTTGTCTTGGCATTTACTCATCAAGCAAAGTAGAGCAACCAAAGCTCAAAACTTTACTTCGCGGTTAAATAATGTTTTTAAGTCAGGAGAATAATGTGATTAACGTTTCTATCCCTAAATTTAAGATTTTTGAAGATTTCTTCGATCGAATGATGCTTATCGAAGGTGGTTATGTAAATCACCCAAGCGACCCAGGTGGTGAAACCATGTGGGGTGTAACTGCGAGAGTGGCGCGTGCTCATGGCTACAATGGACCTATGCGTAAACTGCCTAAATCTACAGCGAAAGCTATTGCACGCAAATCTTACTGGGATGCTATTCACGGTGACAAACTTCATCCAGCTATTGGGTTTCAAATGCTTGATGCATCATACAATCATGGTGTTAAGCAGTCCGTAAAATTTTTACAACGAGCTATTAATGTCAATGACGACGGCATTATTGGTCCAGTTACATTAGCCACTGTATCTAAACTCGAAAAAAATGATGTTATTTTTAGATTCAATGCCGAGCGTCTTTATTTTTATACCATTTTACGGACTTGGAATGTATTCGGAAAAGGTTGGAGCCGTCGCATTGTAGAGAATTTAAGAGCAGCTGCTATGGATAATAATTTATGATCTATCTGCAGCAACTAAAAGATGATCTGCTTGCCAAATTTGCGTCACAGCTGACCGCTGATAAGGTACATCTTTTTTTGGTAAATGGTGAGCTGGCATCCAACGTCGGCGACATTACTTATATCGCACGCTTTTTATTTATTGACTGTCGTGACAACGATCCTTTTGGATTGATGACCTTCATCCGCAAGTGGTTTCAATCCAGAGGCTATCCGGTACCAGACTTAAATTTTGATAGCGAAATCATAGATGCCGAGACGTATGATCTTACTGTTGATATCGGTCTAGTAGATAAACTGGTTATTAATGAAGCTGGTGATTACCATCTTTGCCCACCCAAGATTTGGTCTGACAGCCTTGAAGACTGGGTAACGAAAGATGTAGCTGACGCGGCCGACAAATGAGCGATAACTTTGACGAATTAGCGCCTTGGCTTGAGCGCATAAACAAGCAATTAAGCCCTCAGCAAAAGACCAGGCTTAACCGTCAGATATCTACCAAGATGCGTACTGTATGGAAACGCCGTATCAAAGCACAAAAAGATCCAGACGGTCAGCGCTTTACCCCGCGCAAACGTGATCAGGTCGGTAGTATCAGTCGAGGCGCTATGTTTCAGCGGTTGCCTAAGATGCTGAAAACTGCCTACAGTAGTAATCATGCAGAGATTGGCTTTGCCGGTCGCACTGCTGAAGTCATGGCAGTTCACCAGTACGGCAAAACCATCAAGCCTAACCCAAAATCAAAACCCACACGCTATCCAGTGCGTAAAACTATTGGATGGTCCGATGATGATAAAGAACTAATTATTAATGAGATTAAAGATTTTTTGTTAAACAATTAAAAACAGAACCTTTCCTCAACCCTGCCCAGCGCGGGGCTTTTTTATATCCGCAAATCGGACTTACGGTTAAGCACTTGATGCGCTTGGCACTGCTGCAATGCAGACTATAGCCATGAATGCAGAAACCCAACGACGCTTACATAATATCGCAACCATCGGCACAGTCATTAAGATTGATGCCGATAAAGCTTTGATGCGTCTGGCTGTTGGCGACAATGAAACCGACTGGGTAAATATTCCTAGTATCGCAGCTGGATCTATTAGCGTATGGCGTTGCCCTAGTATCGGTGAGCAATACTTGCTTGTATCGCCAAGCGGCGAATTGGCTAATGCAATCCCTGTTATCAGCTTATATAGCGAACACAACCCTAGTCCGAGCACCGACCCCAATGAGATACGCATCCGTTACAACGACACTGATTTTTGCAGCATTGATGTGGTTAATAGCCAACTTACCATGCACATCAGCCAGATCACTAATCAAGCAGCGACCAGCATTGTATGGGACACACCGTCAGCCACACTGACTGGTAATTTACAAGTCGACGGCTCTATTAATTGCGGCAAATCCATTGCCGCCGCGGATGAAGTAACTGCCAACGGAATTAACCTAACCACGCACACCCATGGTGGCGTTAAGTCTGGTGGATCGAGTACGGAGCCGCCGCAATGATGACGTATGCAGCAGGAATGTCCCGCACAACTGGCAGCTTATTAAATCAAGATGAGCATTTACGCCAGTCGATACATGACATTTTAACCACGCCGCTTGGTACACGATTGATGCGCCGTGAGTATGGCAGTCTACTGCCCTTTTTGATTGACGCCCCAGCCAATGATGCCACGCGTCTGAAGCTGATGGCAGCCACAGCGACAGCTCTTATCCGCTGGGAGCCACGAATTAAGGTTAGCAAGGTTAGTCTGTCTTTGATTAACGATGGTATCAATAGCGGCTGGAATACATTGATTGAGATGCGCCGTGCTGATAGCTCAACGCTGACTACATCATTATCTTTAGTGCGAGGGGCCACATGAATAACGTATTTACCGCAATTAACTTACAGGGCTTGCCGCCACCAAATTTAATCAAGCTCATTTCGCCTGAAGCCGAATTGATTGAAATCCGCGCCGAGTTTGCTGCCAAATTCCCAGCCAATCACCCGATACACGCGGCATTAGCATTAGAGTCTGAGCCAGTTAACAAGATGTTGGAAGTGTTGGCTTATCGCTACAGCCTAAAAGTGAGCGAGATTAATCGTACAGCTCGTAGCCTTATGCTGGCGTATGCCAATGGTACTGACCTTGACCATATCGGTGTCACCTATTACCGCGTACAGCGCAAAGTTTTACAAGTAGAAGATTTAACAACCAATCCTGTTACGCCTGAGATTTTAGAAGACGATACCGACTATCGTGATCGCTTGGCATTGTCAGTCGAAGCCGAAACCAAGGCCGGTAGCGCTGGTGCTTATTTATTCCACGCATTATCTGCCAGTCCGCAAGTATTTAACGCAACCGTACACAGCCCTGCTCCTACTGAAGTTGATGTGTATTTGTCTGGGCAGATTGATGGCGACGTACTCAAGCAGGCGACCAAAACGGTAGGTGTTGATCAAAACGCTATTGATGACGTTTTTGCAGCGCTGACCGCTGACGATGTGCGTCCTTTGACCGACTTAGTGCGCGTGCATAGTGCCACTGCTAAAGCTTATGAAATTAACGCGGTTATTTATATCAAAGCAGGTATCAGCCCACAGCTCATACTAGCTCAAGGTTTAGCTGACTTACGCACTTATTTGCGCTCAGAGTTTAAGCCTGGTCGCCGCATTGCTACCAGTCGAATTATTGGCGCATTGGACGTAAATGGTGTCAGTCGCATTGAACTGATCAGTCCAGCTACTGATGTGTTGGTCGATGTATCCCAAGTGGCGCATTGCACCAGCTATGACATTACAGCGGTGAGTAGCAATGACTGATTTGTCTCTACTACCTGCTAATAGTAAACCGCTTGAGCGTGAGCTTGCCACACTGACTGCACGGCTTGAATTGATAGATGTGCCATTTGATTTGATTTGGGATGTCGACAACTGCCCTATCGAGTACTTGCCTTTCTTAGCGTACGCATGGTCAGTCGATGAGTGGAATGATGCTTGGAGTATTGAAACGCAGCGGAATGTTATCAAGAACTCTGTTTGGGTACATCAGCGTAAAGGCACGTTAGGCGCAGTCAAACGCGCGCTTGCAGTGATGAACTACGATACCAGCGTTATCGAGTGGTTTGAAAAAAGTCCGAGAGGCACACCCGGTACTTTTAGCATCGAAGTAAATCCTATGAATGGCATCATCACTGACTCAGTGCGTCAAATCCGTGCGGTTGTTGATGCCGTTAAACGTCTGTCAGCTCATTACGATATTTATTTTGGTACAACTGTTACTGCCACTATCGCCGCTTATGCTGTCCCAGCTCTCGGCGTCGAAATTACCATTACTAACTAACGAAGGATTTATGTATGCCAAACAATCAACAGCCCCAAGGCTTGACTAAAACTGTTACCAATCCAGTGGCAAATGATGCTGGTAAATACGTCGTAGATTTTGATGTTATTGAAGACGATGGTATTGCTACCGCAAGCCATTTAGTACTACTTATCAGTGATAGCACTGCTCGTCCTAACATTGATGTAATTTTCAATCCGGCACTATTACGCACACGTTTTGACTCCGTTCATGTTGAAGTCGTTACTAGCACTGCAACTAACTTGAATATCTACACGTTACAAAATCCTGAGCATTTAGCTGATTACACTACTGCGCCTAAACGCACGTTGGCTATTGCTGAAGATAAATCAGAACTGTTTACGATCAAAAAACTAGGTGACGTTATCGTGTTTGATGGCGCTGATATTGACCGTTAGTGGTGCCATCATCATAAATAGTGGTTCAGTAGAGTTGCCACCCCGAGGTGGCACTAGTACGTAATAGAAAAAATCAATAAACATTAGCTACTGACCAAAGGCGTCAACATGACTTACCAGCTCTTACTAACCACGCTTGGACAACAAAAGCTTGCAGCAGCTGCCTCTGCTGGCGGTCAGCCGGTACGCATTGCTGAATTTGCTGTTGGGCAAGGCATCAATGTCGACTTTAGCCAACGCCTTGATCAGCAGGTATTGGTTAGTAAGCGCTATCAAGGTGCAGTTGAGGGCGTTGCAGCCACATCAGTCACTGGGCAATACGAAATCACTTGTATCGTTCCGCAAGATCAAGGTGGCTGGTCGATACGTGAGATTGGCTTAATTGATAGCGAGGGTAGCTTAATTTGGGTCGGTCAAGTGCCAGAGGTGCAAAAGCCTGTTGCCAGCTCTACTGCCGCTGTTGATTATCGTATTAAGGCTGTTATCAGTATTGACAATCCTGATGTCAATTTAGTGATTGATGCCAACGTCGTGACAGCGACGCAAGCATGGGTGTCTAATAATTTTGTTAGCAATCCCCGCTTTGCTCAATTCTTAGATTTGGCTTATCCGTTTGGCTATCCCTACTGGTCACACAGTAAATCTAATCCCAAGCCTCTATTTGACGCGATGTTTGGTTTTGAAACACACTGGCGGAGGTTAGAAGGTATTGGTTTAGTGGCTGTTAAAGATGGCGATGCTTACATCGGTCAGCCTATGCTCACACTGGGGCAGCGCGGCAATACAGAGCTTGCCACAACTGACCGCCCACACACTTACCCTATTTATACCAGCTACCTGTTTGAGCGCTATGATCCATCGACCGTGGTTGAAACCGTCTGGAAAGTGGCGGCAGACAAAATCTCAATTAATGAAGGGGCTGCAGTACGGTTTACGGTTACAGCCAATAATTTACCTGATGGGCAAATCCTCGATTGGATAGTAAAAGAAGGTGCGTTAAACGGTGATACCAATGATGTTGTTGTACCTGAAAAAACAGAAAGCGGAACGGTTATTTTGAATAACGGTCAAGCTATTATTAACTTTACAACCACACCTGATGACAATATCGAAGAATCACAAAATCACGTGCGATTGACTGTGGGTGCGCCGGCTAATTTGTCAATTAATGTACCGATTAATGACGCTGGCCACCACGAAACTGTCATGCATATCAGTCAGTCAACAACTGACGGTATCGATCTCGCTGAGTATTACAAAGCTCAATCAGGTAGCTACCCATCATCTACTGAAACTGTGCGATTTATCGTGGACGCAGGCGTGGACATTATCGCACCCAATGCAGTAGCACCAGCAATCACCGAAGGTATTAATTGGTTTGGCACCAGTCCTATTATCGAAAACTATGGCCGAATTTTAGGTCATGGCGGTAACGGTGGTTCATCGGCTAGGTACTCTCAAAAATCTGGCGTTTATCTTACACAAAGCATAGAAAGTCTAACCACGCTGGCATCTAGTGGTCAAAACGGAGGCACGGCAATCAAAGGTGCTATGTTTGTTGAAAATTACGGCTTGATTGCGGGTGGCGGTGGCGGCGGAGGTGGTGGCGGTATTTACTTCGCAGAAAACGGCGACTTTGGTGTTGAAACAATGGTAGACGGTGTAAAGAAAATTCTTTATGCGGGCGGAGGTGGTGGCTCAGGCGGTGGTGCGCCATATGGTAAGCGCTACCCAAATTTAAATAGTGTTAGCGAATTCTTAGAGCATTTTAATATCACGAATGTCGTGCTTCCACAAGAATTAGACGGTAAGCAGCTGAATTTCGTTTCTATGAAAGATGTTTCATCAACACAGCCATCTGGATTTTCTTACGGTGTGAGTAGTGATGTTAATCCGACATACATGCCTGTTCCTGAGCTTGTTTGTGAAATCAAAGATTATACTCAGTTTAGAGCTGAAAAATGGACAGATCAAACCAATACCTTTTATTACTGTAATGATGATACGAATGGCGTGGTAAAGCAGTCTCAAAGTGCAACGCTTAATACCGGGGGCGATTACGGTTATGACATTATTCAGCCTCATAGGGTTATAAGACACGTTATTAATAGTCAAAGCGTATTGATGATTGTGCCAGTTGACAAAATCAAGCTAAATCATGGCGGTGCAGGTGGAGGTCTAGGCGAAAATGGCGCTGATGGCGTATTGGTTAGTTTTTATGACTGGAATGGTGAGACAACCGGTAATGTGATCAGGAAAATACTACCAGCGCAAGGCGGACTAGCAGGACTAATCTCAGAAGGCAACGTCACTATCAATAATCTATCAGGCGGCGTAACCAAAGGTCGCTAATTTTAATTAACTTAAAAGCAAAGGAAAACCTCATGGCAGCATTTCATCACGGCATCTCAGCTCAAGAGAAAACCCAAGGCATCTTGCCGATGCGCAATGCCAACGTCAGCGTAATTGGGTTAGTTGTTACTAGCACTGACGCTGACGACGACATGTACCCACTTGATACGCCAGTACTCTTGACCGGTATCACACAAGACAATATCGATAAAGCAGGCACAACCGGCACACTTCGCGATTGCCTACAGTCGATACGCGATATCTACAATCCGACAGTCGTCATTTTACGTGTAACCGAACCACTCGATGTCGATACTTTAGACGTGCTATTGACCTGCCAATCTCGCTTTGGTCTGATGCCAAAACGTTTAGGTGCGCCAGAAATTGACACGCCTGATGTCGTGCTCAAACTCGTATCTATTGCCAAGCGCCGTCGCGGTATGGTCTACGCCCAGCCACGTGATGCAGAAGGCACGTTAATTACAGATAAGGCTGCGATTGTCGCGTACCGCGATACTTACGGTGATCGTGAGCTTTGTATCATTGATGGTGAGTGGGGTTTGCCGGGAAAGTTGTAGCGCCTCCGGTAGTTGTTCCGCCTAAGCCATCCGTTCCAAAACCGCCGGTAGGTGCAATAACGTCACAGTCAGGATGGTATTTAAAAAGCCATTCTATCGCTAGCGATTTGGTCACGCTTAATGCGTTAAAGCAAAGTAGTGATGGTGGCTTTAAATCAGATATCACCGCCACCGCAACAAATGCTGAATTAATCGAATTTTTATTAAATGACAATAACACAGATGCCCTTCATTACGCTGTTACTGGTTTATTAGGTGCAGGCATAGTATGGACACTGGACGCAGCAAACCAAAGAATTAGCTATACAGATACCTGATAACTTCTCAAGCAAGGATATATATTATGCAAGACAATCGATTTACATGGATGCACTCAGGACAAACCGGCGCGCCTCAAATGGATGGCGTGAAGCTGTCAGAGGGGCAGATGTTAAATGTATTGGATGCCGGTTTAGTGAACGGTTTTAACCCACAAAATGTAAGCACGGTAAAAGTTACCGCAAGTAGCGTTACACTTACTTATGCCGCCGACCACGGTTACGAGTTGCGCCAGCTAGTATTAGTAACCGGTGCAACCGACACCAAGCTAAACGGCAAGCATCGTATTATTGCAAAAACAAGAGACACTATTACGCTAGATGCCAAGGGTGTAACCACGCTTACCGGTACGATCATAACCAAGATTGCCCCATTGGGCTTTGAATCTATTTTTGGTAACAGCACCCCATTAAAGCGCGCTTACCGCAGCGCCAATTTAGAGGGCACGCGTACCGTTTTGTATCTTGATGCCTCTTTACCCACGGGTCATGGTTATAACGCTACTAATCCCGCCAAACGTCTAATGGTTGATTTATGCGAAGATATGACAGTATTAGGCACCCAAATCAATAGCTATACTTCAACCATCAATAAAAGAGGCACCTACAAAAACGGATCTCTTTTCTGGTATCAAGCGCGTCCTTATACAAAAACTGAACCAACAGTGAGCGTAGAGTTTAGACCGTGGGTCATAGTCGGTAATGGTGATGTCTTCTATATCTTCAATGAATGGCAAGATTACAATGCAATGGGCAATAAGCTCAGAGACTTATATGCGTTTGGTGACGTCGATAGCTTGGGCGGCGATACTGACCAGTATAATTGTATGTGGATGGGCGCTATTACAGAAAATGATATAGATGGCATATATCAGGCCTCAACTGGCGGTCAAATTGGTGGTGATATTGACAGCGCTGGTGTAGGGTTTTTTATTAAAGATCATACGGGAGTTGGTACGATTCAAAAGTTTGTTTTATCGACAGATGGCCGCGCGGCGGTCAGTTACTCAGGCCATAGTACCGAAGTTCCACTAATACCGTTCCCAAACCCAGCGTCACAATCAATGGTGTGCTTCCCTATACATACATTGACCAAGGCAGGACTGAGGGCGACCATGCCGCGATTAATGTCTATCCCTCAACACCTACAAAGTAATATCGCTACACATGATCTTACGATAACCGGCAATATCTTAACGGTGGCTGTTTTCTATACCAATCGCACGTCAGGTTTAGAAAATGGGTTTTATGCCATAGACTTAGGGGATTAACATGATTAATGTCATGCCAAATTTGATGATGGCTCAGGTGCTTTATTCGGCTCTCAATATGCCCACCGTCAAAGACGTTTGGATACCGCCATCCATGAACACTCTAATGTCGAAAGATGGCCAAGATGACAGCGGATTTATTAGCGGCCGCGTGCTTGAAAAAGGTTTACCGATATCAAGGCGCGTTATGTGTTATCACCGGCGCACGGGAATATTGATAGCTAATACACGGTCAGATGCCGCTGGTTATTTTCGTTTTGATAAACTTATGGCGGGCATTAAGGTGTTTATCACATCGATTGATGATGATGGTGATTCAGTGCAGCATAAGGCTGTAACCGGTGATTTTATAACAGTACAAAAAATACCGCTGGTGGGTGCCTTATGAGCGATCCTATAGAGTTTATAACTCTCAACTTTACCGAGGTTTTAACCGAGCCTAGCACGATATTAGATTTTGGCAGCGGTGTAACATACCCGCCCGAACCGCCGGCGCCAGTGGTTAAATACTTATCACTTAGCGCCGTTGTTGAGCGCTTAATAATCAATGCTAAGGCTGGCCATGAAGCCAGTCAGAATACTATCAAACAAATTGTGATTGATAAGTTTAAAGCCAACGAATTATTACCAGAATTAGAGGCCGCTGCTGTGGCATATGCTTAACCAACTAAGGAAACAATCATGACCCAAGTAACCCCAATCATCGCCACCGCACTTGCAATGCGCGTCATGATCGATGAGACGACTCTTGCAAGCTTTACTAAATCTATCTCTAATATTCCTGTACCTGGTGTCAACGGTATCGTGCAGCCACGCACGTGGGATTTGGAGGACCCTAATACCGAAGTCGGCTACTTAAACGCCAATGAAGTGACATCGGTTATCCAGCATGAGGGCTTCCGATTCTGGGGCAATCGCACCTGTTCAGCAGATCCGCGCTTTGCTTTTGAGACAGGTACTCTAACCGCACAGTGGTTGCTCGATACGATTATCAATGGCTGCTTTCCCTTCATCGACCAGCCTATGACCGTAGCGCTAGCGGGCGATATTATTGACAGTATCAATGCCAAGCTGCGAGCGACAGTATCTAGAGGGTGGCTCATTGGCGCGGCGGTTTGGTACAGCGAGGAGTTAAACAATCCGCAGGATTTGAGCCAAGGCAAACTCTGGGTTGACTATGACTACACCCCTGTCCCGACGCTTGAGAACTTAGGTCTGCATCAGCGTATCACTGACCGCTATTTAATCGACTTTGGCAAGCTCATCGCACAAGCTGCTTAACTTACCGACTATTAAAAAGGACACACGTAATGGCAAAACAGATGCCTGCAGTACTCAAAAATTTTAACGTCCGTGTCGATGGTGACAGCTACGCCGGCACAGCCAAAACCATCAGCCTACCTGAAATTGTCAAAAAGACGGAAGACTACCGGGCTGCCGGTATGATTGGCGATATCAAATTGGATATGGGCTTCGAGGCGATGGAGTCGACCATCACCTACACAGGTGTTGATGCCCGTCACATTATGCAGCTGGCTTATTGCGGCGTTGACGCCTTGCCTATTCGTTATATCGGTGCATATGAGCGTCAAGACACGTGCACCCACGTTGTGCGAGATGTGTACATGCGTGGTTCAGTGACCAACTTACCCTTAGGTGAGCTTGAGCTGGGCAGTATCAACGAGCATGAGCTGACCTATAGCGTGACGTATCTCAAGATTGTTGATGACGGCATTACTTTGCTCGAAGTTGACTTTGTGAACGGTGTATTCATCGTCGCAGGCAAAGACATGACAGGCGAAATCAACGCCAAGTTAGGTCTATAACTCTTTTGACCAGCCGTCAGCGTTTGGATAAATGGCGATTAGCTAGTTGGTGAGGTGACGGCTCACCAAGGCGACGATCTTCAGGTAGTGAACAGATTCATTACCATCCAAACATGGTCAATTTTTTAACATACTATTTATATAAACAGTTACCCAATTAATCAAACATACCAGGACAACTATTATGAGCAAAGATACTTCAGTCGCTGTCATCGAAGATATTAAGCAAAAAGACGCTACTACTCCACCAGCATTGCCCGCCAATCCAGATATAGAAACCGTTGAGTTTGATAGTCCTATCGTTCGTGGCAATTTGACTATCGCAGAAGTCAATATCAATAAACCCAAGACTGGCGCATTACGCGGTCTATCTCTGTCTGACCTACTCAAGCTCGATGTCGATACCGTGATCAAACTCGTACCTCGCGTGAGTACACCACCACTCACAGAGCACGAAGTTGCTGCCCTAGACCCTGCTGACTTTTTAAGAATTTCTACAGCGGTGGTTGGTTTTTTCGCCAGCAAGGACCAGCGAGCGAAAGCGCGTCAGGAAGCAGAAACCGCGAAAGCCGAGGCATCCCTCACTGCGTAGATGATGTGATTGCAGATCTGGCGGTCGTATTTCATTGGCGACCGGCTGACTGTGAGGACATGGATATAGACGAGCTAATGGATTGGCACGAGAAGGCCCGTAAGCGTAGTGAAACTGACAAATAACTTTTAATAGGCCTGTCATATGGCGAACAACTTAGATCTATCCGCAACACTCAAGTTGATCGATGATATTTCCGCGCCACTGCGCGGTATTATTGATAAGTCTGACAAACTATCAAGGTCGTTCGAACGTGCGACACGTACAGTCGATGCGTTTAATAGTAGTTTAGCGCAAGTCAATAACTCAGGGCTTAGTCGAGTCAATCAGCCGCTTGGCCGTACTAATAGCCTATTATCGACTGCTAGGCAACACGCCAAAGGGCTAGCTGCAGACTTTGCTCTAGTATTTAAGAGTGTAGTCGCTGTACAGCGCAAGGCTGATGGCTTAGCCAAATCTTTTGCAGCAACAAGAAAGCAGATGCGGCAGGAGGTTTTGAATAGCGCTGTTGCGCTCGGCGGTGCAGCATTAGTAGGTTATCAAGTACTTAAGCCATCTATCGAATTTGACAAGCAGATGAGTGCAAACCAAGCGGTGCTTGAGTTAGAAAAAACCTCAGCTGAGATGACCAAGCTTAGATCGCAAGCGATCAGTGAAGGCGCTCGCTCAGCATTTTCTGCAAGCCAAGCCGCCCAAGCACAGTTTGAACTAGCGGCTGGGGGTTTTACAGCCAAACAAGTCATGGACTCCTTAGCTGGATCTTTGGATTTAGCTGCAGCAGGACAAGTCGATCTTGCGTTGGCCGCGCAGATAGCAGTAGGTACACTTAACGGCTTTGGTATGGAAGCAAAGGAAATTGGTCGGATGAATGACGTGTTGGTAGCTACTGCCAACAAATCTGCAGTGGGCATTGAAGATTTGGGCGAGGCTATGAAATATGCCGCTCCCATTGCCAGACTTTACGGCACAAGTATTGAAAAAACCAGCGCAATGATGGGTATATTAGGCGATAACAATATTAAAGGTAGCGAAGCAGGTACAGGCATTCGTACAATTTTGACAAGGCTTGCGTCCACCCCTAAACCTGTTAGAGAAGCTTTAGGTGGCCTAAAGATTGAAACTGTCAATAAAGACGGGACGATGCGACAAATCGATGAAGTGCTCGCTGAGATCAATCAAAAGACCAAGAATCTAAACGATGATGTAAAGTTCGACATATTTAAAAGTTTGGCTGGTGAAGAGCACTTATCCAAATTTGCAGTTTTAGTGGCTAATTCACAGGTACTCGATAAGAATACTGGAAAAGTCGTAAATAACATTACTGAATTTACGAAAGAGTTAGAGAATGCTAAGGATTTAGCAGGCAAAGTAGCAGCAACCAGAATGGATAACTTAGCTGGCGATATAGATCAAATGAAAGGCGCATGGGAATCTATGTCTATCACGTTGGGTGGTGAAGGCGGTGCACTCAATAGTACGTTAAGAGCAGTGGTGACGAATGTAACGGAGATAATCAATAAAATAACAGCTTGGGCTCAAGCCAATCCCGAATTGGTTAAGACTATTGGTGCCTTAGCACTTAAGTTCATCAGGATTAACGCTGCAATCTGGTTGGTCAAATACGGTGCTGCCCTGATGTTTGGCACATTTTTCAGCATGGCGGCGAGCTTTATCAAGTTTGGCGCAAGCATCATGATATTCAACGCTATCTTAGCCAAGCTTGGTATATCATTTTGGGGTAAGTTCAAGCTAATGGGACAAGCACTGCTGTGGTTCAGCAAACTATTTGGCAGGACCTTTTGGTTCTTAGCACGTAACGCCGTGCCGTTTTTGATTACAGCGCTAGGTCAGTTATCAGTGGCACTGGTCACTACGCCGATTGGTTGGGCAATTATGGCCATTGCCGTTGCTGGACTATTACTGATTAAGTACTGGCAACCGGTCAAAGCATTTTTTGCAGGGATGTGGACAGGGTTCATGCAGGGCATAGCACCGCTTCAAGCGACCTTAGGCAACTTAGGTTCTATGCTATCAACCATTTTTGCACCACTACGCCCCGTATTAGATTTAATTATTGCAGGCATTACTTGGCTTGGCTCAGCACTGATGTCACTGATTGCGCCATTCCAAGCGACCGATTCGCAATTAGCCACAGCAACGTCTTATGGCAGTCAGTTCGGCTTTGTTTTAGGAACGATTGTTAGCTTGATTGGTCAAGTCGTTGCTGGGTTAGTAGGCGCACTAGCACTAGGATTTCAGACTATTGGTACGGCTATTGGCACCTTTGCAGGGATGGTTGTGGTATATGGTGGCATGGCTATTAATTACGTAGCAGCACTGCCTGCCCGTATGATGGCGTTTTTGGCAGGGTTACCGGCTCAGATGTCAGCGATGGGCGGTCAGATAATGGACGGTCTGAAAAATGGCATTATGAGCAGAGCCACAGCCGTTGTCGAAGGCATTAAAGGCGTTGCAGGTAGAATCAAAGGCGCATTTACTGGACTAATGGGCATACATTCCCCTAGTCGGGTATTTGCTGGGTATGGTGATTTCATGATGCAGGGCTTGAATAATGGGCTTCTAAAAAATGATAGTCCTGTCCAATCTATGCTAAACACCAGTAACAACCTACGCGATGCGATGGACACCAGTGAGATTCGCTTTGACAGTCGTAAGCCGATCAGTGCTTCAGCAATGATGGGTGGTAGCAATAATCAAAGCCAAGCTGCAGCTCCTATTACTATTAATATCTATGCACAACCACACCAATCAGAGCAGAAAATCGCTCAATTAGTGGCGCAGGAAATGGCTAAAGTACAGCGTAGTCAATCAACCAATAACACAGCACTTTATGACTTAGCGGAGCAATGGTAATGCTTTTATCTTTAGGACAGTTTGTCTTCGATGTCGATACCATGACCTTTAGTGAGTTACAGCGTAGCCGGTCTTGGTCCCATGCTAGCAACTCCATTGCCCAGGGTCGTGACCAGCATCAGTTTACAGGTGCTGGTGAGGAGACCGTTACTATCCCATTTTTGATTTATCAGTCGCACGGTTTTGGCCATCGTCAATCCATCGATGACTTATCAGAGATGGCAGACAGCGGTAGCGGCTACGTGCTTATTGATGGTAGTGGTTATATCTATGGCGTGTTTGCCATTACCGGGATTGACGAGACGCGATCACATATTACCAATATCGGCATAGCGCGCAAGATTGACGGTACGATGAAACTCATGCGTGTGGACGATGACCGTATTCAAGCAGATAAAGTGGTCGAACCAAATACACCAGCGCAGGGAGCATAACGTGTTACGGACACCAATACTGAAGCTAACGGCTGATGATAAACCGCTCAATGATCAGGTCATGGCACGGCTTATGACTTTATCTGTCACTGATAATAAAAACCTTGATGCTGATGAGCTAACGATCACATTAGATGATCATGATGACGCATTGGCACTACCCAAGCGCGGCGTCAAGCTGCAGTGCTGGATGGGATTTGAGGATGCAGGCGTACACGACATGGGCACCTATATTGTCGATAGCTGCGAGTGGTCAGGGTCACCAGATACTATAAGTATTACTGCTAAATCCGCTGACTTTAAGTCATCATTGAAGTCTGGTCGTAGTCAGTCGTATCATAATAAGACACTGGGAGAAATTGCTGAAGCAGTCGCCAAGCGGCAACAGCTCACGTTATCGATTAAGCCAGAGCTTGTCAGCATCGATGTGGGTCATGTGGACCAGACCGATGAGTCAGACATTCATCTATTGACGCGGCTTTGTCATCAGTATGGCGCAGTGGTCAATATCAAGCACGGCAAGCTACTCGTATTTACCGCAAATAGCAATGTCAGTAGCAGTGGACATGCATTGGATATCACGGTTATCACACGTCAGACGGGTGACAGATATCGTTACAGTGTTGAGGACAGACAAGCCGACTATACAGGTGTATCTGCTGGTTACCAGGACAAAGGGAAAGCCACCAAAAAGACAGCGACTGCAGGCAATGTGGAAAAACGCGACGGTGGCGATGACCCCAATACTAAGACAAAAAGATTAAAAGGCGCCTATAAGAGTAAACAAGCTGCATCTGCTGCAGCGACGGCGGAGATGAAACGCATTGAAGATGAGCAAGCCAAGTTTAGTATTACCACAGCCTACGCCTATCCTGCCGTGACTACTGAAAGCCCCATTACGTTACAAGGGTTTAAGGCAGAAATAGACGCGCTAAAATGGACGGTAGACAAGGCGACGCATAGCTATAGCAAGAATGGCGGACTGACTACTCAGCTAGATTTATTGGCTTCTTTAAAATAAATTGTGCTATAATATATTCTGCTTGGGAACGCTGATATAAGCTCTATAGTACTGTAGAGACGAATAAGGCGGCCGTGTTATCGTGGCGCGGATTTCAGTCCCAAGCAAGCTATTATTTATATCAAAAAGCCCGTGTTACTAAACATTATATGTTGTTTTCAACTAGAATGTTTAGTAACACGGGCTTTTTGATTAGTTAAAAATCTGAGAAGATGCTAATAAAAATTTCGTGTCGCTACTCGAGTTTTAGAGCAAGTTCGTGTATCATGCTAACGTAGAGGAGTAGTGTCATGAATATAGAAGCGGTAGATCTGTTCTGTGGTATCGGCGGCCTTACGGCAGGTCTTATAAAATCAGGAATTAAAGTGAAAGCAGGCTACGATATTGAGCCTGCCTGTCGTCATGGCTATGAATACAATAATAACGCTGCTTTTATCCATAAAGATGTAGCAGATGTCACAGCAGACGAAATTAAAGAATGGTATTCTGAAGGTGCTGTTCGCCTTCTTGCTGGTTGCGCTCCTTGTCAGCCTTTCTCTACATACAATCAAGGTAAAGATACTACTTTAGATAAGAAGTGGCCACTTCTTTATCATTTTATGAGATTAATTGAAGAGGTAAAGCCTGAGCTTGTGACGATGGAAAACGTACCAGATGTTACTAAGCATAAGGTGTATCATGATTTCGTAGCTAAACTTGAAGAGCTAGGTTATACCGTATCGGCGAATAAAGTAGACTGCGTACAGTATGGAGTACCACAGACTCGTAAGCGACATGTATTATTGGCTAGCTTAGTTTCTAAGAATATTGATTTGATACCACCAACGCACCACGAGCCAGTAACAGTAAGAGACGTAATCAAAGATTTGCCCGTCTTGTACTCTGGTAAAAGAAATAAAAAAGATCCACTTCATGTAAGTTCACAGTTGAACGAGCTCAATATGAAGCGTATTAAAGCCTCTAAACCAGGTGGTACGTGGAAAGACTGGCCAGAGGATTTAGTTGCTAAGTGTCATCTTAAAGAATCAGGTAAATCTTACGGTAGCGTTTATGGACGTATGGAATGGGATCAGCCAGCTCCTACAATGACAACTCAATGTTATGGGTTTGGTAATGGACGCTTTGGGCATCCATCACAGCATAGAGCTATATCATTACGTGAAGCCGCAATCTTTCAGACCTTTCCGGAAGATTACGAGTTTTACGATGGTAACTTTACTATTAAATCGGTTGGTAAAATGATTGGTAATGCTGTTCCTGTCCGATTAGGGGAGGTGGTAGGGCTTAGCCTTTTAGCTAAAAGCCTCAATTAAATCTCTGGTCTTGTCAGCCTCTTTAGTTTTCTCTATGAAATCCGCATAAGAAGATCTAGCTTTTTCAAGCATTTCTCCATATGTCGATACTCGCGCATTAATACCATCGAAAATCTTTTCAAGTTCTTTAGGCTCTCCTTCTAGTCTATTGCCGATTAAGAAAACAATCTTAATTCTTTCTTTATTAGTAAAGTTGGAGTCGTGATGATGGAGACTCTTATATAAGGCATCACGATATTTTTCGCCCTGTGCCATAAGCGTATATTTATTTAGTTTATAGCCTACATCAGGACGTTTTAGCTCTAGAATTATATGATCTCCACCAATATTACGATAGCATAAGTCTAAACGACCCTTGGCCTCTTCATCATCTAAAACACTTTTAACTTCTTTATCAAACATTTTATGAACTGCAGTTTCTTTAAACTGGCTAGCAATAACTCTTTCCCAAGATGGGTCAATTAGCCAAAGATGCTCATAAATAAAATCTCTAATTTTATTTTCGTATTCATTATTGTTTACTTTGTCATCTAAGATTTTGATAGTGTTTAATCTGTTTTTAACTAAATCCAAGTATAACGACACTTCATAATTATCGAAGTTTGAAAGTATCTGAATCAAGGCTTCAGGACCTTTATTTATAGCTTCTGATAGCTCATTAGCACTACCTTCTAGCTTTAATCTCTCAAAAGCTAATATGGTGCTCCGATAAAGCCCTTTTCTATCATCTTCATCTTTTTCATCTATTTTCAAACTGGCTACTGTAGCAATTAACTCTTCTGCTTGTTTTTTATGACCAGTGGCTAATGAGTCAAACCATTCTTGAAGCTTGGGATGCTCTTTCGTAGCCTGCTTAATGTCATATTTTTTTCTCTCTTTTGACCAGATTTCATACATGTTGTTTAAAAGATTTTTAATAAATTTGGTCAATGCAATATAACGTGGGTCATCCTCTCTTACTCGCTGCCTATCGCTAGTGGCTAAGTCATCTGAAGCATCGGCATCAAGGAAATCTGCTTGTATCACACCTGTGACATAACTTTTCATAATTCTATTTTCAGAAATTTTATCGAGAATATTTTCTTGAAATACACGACCTCTAGATATTATGGAAATACCATTTAAATTTCCCATATCCTCTGTGTTTAGATCTTTTGGTTTTAGGGCGGTACCAACCCAGCCATCGAAACTATAGGTAACCCCGTCATGAGCTATGGTGTTTTTACTAAATGTAAACTTTTCTACTTCTAGTGGAAACCGATAGTCACTACCATTTTCAAAAGCCCATACAAATTGTAGGTTCCTAAAATCATCTCTATCTTTATGGTCTATTTTCTCATTGTTGACATAAACGTTAAAACTATCTTTATCTCCTATGATAGAAAAACGCCTAGCAATACGCTTTTTCATAGCAGTAATTGACTGATTGAGACGACTTGTAAGTAGTCCAGTTAAGATAAATCTAGTTCCTTGCTCTAAGTTAAAAATTTCACCTTCAATGGGCTTAGGGTGATAATTGGTTTTGTTTTCTATATGTTTTTTTAGTTCATTAACATCTATTGACAGAGATCCAGAGAGATGGCCTTCTAACTTCGAAGTAATATCTATATGCTGCGCAATAGAGAATAGCGCAAGCTTCCCAATGCCTTTTCTGCCCATGACAGGTCTGCCATTTGGACTAGTAGGTGCTGATAATCTTCTTTTATAAGCAACTTTTAAAAACTTTTCATTAATATCCTCAACTGACATCCCATGTCCATTATCTTCAATAATAATTCTTTTAAAATCACTATCGACATTTATGTGTACTTCAGTAGCATCAGCATCCCATGCATTGGCTATAATTTCGGTAAGCGCCGCAGCAGTATTGCTATATAGATTAAGTCCTAAATGCTCTACGGCAGCTAAATCTACAGAAAATCTGTAAGTTTTATCCACATCATGACTAAGGTTACTATCAGACATTTTTGTTCCTTAATATATTAATAATATGGAAGATATTTTTGTAAAACGAGTTGACCAATTTTAAATTCTTTACTAACGATTTATAAAAAACATTCTCACTCGTGATACAAAATTAATCCCAATCCACAGGCTCACGATATACGCACCAGCCATGCGGCAGCGTCGTCACTGGAACAGCATGCTTAAAGAAATGCTCAAGCCACAGAGTCATCCATCTATCAGATTCTATATTCATATGTTTAGCCTAATTATAAAGACATAAATACCGTTTCATATTCCTTTGCCTGATCGGGAGTCAAAGAGAACTCAAGACGTAGCAACCCAAAATCACTAGCATATATATATTGTTTAACTAAGGGCATCGCCTCATAGACCTGCTCAAGATATTGTTTCCGTGCCTGTAAGTCTTTATTGTTTTCAAACATCTCGACTATTCCCCCAACTGGCAGATCAGGTTCGTCAAATTCAAGCTCTGACATAGGTTCTGGCTGCTCAATTCTTGTATCTTCAAATTGAGCGCTTCCGACATATTCCCCTGGTCTACCGAGCCTTTCGTTAGGATCAGTTTCAGCAGTTTGTATAATGACCTCACCCAGAGGCAGACCAGCATCTTTAAAAGCAGCGACGACCTCCTCTACTTTTGGAGCAGTATTAACTTTCGAGTAAATCTGAATCGCCCCATTTTCATGCACTTTATAATCTTCAGGAGCTAGACCCGCATCAGCAGCTGCCTTATCTATATCTATTACCTGTGGCTCAGGTTCACTACATCCCGTAATAGCGAACATGCACACCAATACTGCAATTCGTTTTAACATCGCTCTATCCTCCAATAAAAAACATTAGTCTACCTTGAACTAATATCTATTAACAGAACAAAAGTTAATCAAACTAACCTGTCTAGGAATACAATCAGTATGATTAATAATAAAACAGTAAACAGTACCAGCATCGACACCGCAGCCATAGCCGACGACCTAGCAAGGATAGCTGCTTACGCTCATATACTTGGTCAGTTATGTGAACTTGCGCCTCATGCCGAGCCGCTATCATTGGAGCAGCTAGAGGTCATCTTTAAAGACATCGCACAGGTGTGCGATGCCAGTTCAAAAGCTTTAAGTTAGTCCACTGCCTTTAAAACGGCGTATCACATTTCAATTCATTGTTTGCGTTATAAGCTAGCACATACGGTTGTGCTAGCTCCATCAGATACATCACATCGTAGTCAGCTTTAGGCGTAGCCCCTGCTAATAGCAGCGCCTCCTCAAGGCTAAACATAACATTGACAGTATAATCTGTCAGAGTTCCCTCACCGCTGCCAGATATATTTTCTTTTATCAAACGACCTTTTTTAGGTAATGATATTCCCATCATCTACTCCATAGACTCATAAGTCTTTATCAGCCTCACCAGTTCAGCACGCCGCTGGCTATTTCGATATAGCTCTAACAATTGCATTTCCTCTTCAGTCAGATCACTAGCAGACTCATCCAGACGTTTGCCAGAGATCACATAAGCCATGTCATAACCTAAATCAGATAGCCGTTTGGCTAAAATGACATCTGGATAGCGCTTCGCATTTTCATAACGAGACATCGTAGAGTTGGCTATTCCTAGCACTTCTCTAACGTAATCCTGTTCTAAACCAAGCCTTTTACGCTCGAAAACCAATCTCGAAGCAATACCTTCGCCTATATCATTATCAGATAAAATGCTCATTTGACCAAAAATCTCCTTTACATGCTCGTTTGAGCATGTAATAATGCAGTTGTTAGCTCGTAAGACAGATAACACTTTATCACAAAACGCAATTATGGAGTATCCACGATGCCACTAGTAATGTTTGCCACGCGCTTGCCTGAATCACAGCGCAAGTACATCCAGTACAAGGCGATGGACTCAGGGAAGCAGCAGCAGGAGCTGATATCCGAGATCATCGCCGAGTATCAACAGCGCGATCAGGATTTTATGGGCAAGTTTGCCGCCCTCTTACAGCCATCAGACAGCACAGGTCAGGAGACTGGCGATGACGCATAAGAACTGGGACAACGTCCGCGACCGCCGCCTCTATAGCTATATGAATGACCCAGAGCATGCGCGGTTCGAGTTCGCCATGCGCTTGAGCGGGATCAGTCAGGAGGCGAGCGCCATCAGACAGTTTGTACTTGAGCGCTCAGAGCAGATCATTATCCACCACGATCAGCCTAAGTTTAAACAACAGGAGGTCAGCGTACCAACGGTGAAATTACGCTTTCCGAGCGGTAAATATACCGTGATTGACTCAGCAGTTAGCCAAGCGACTTTATGAAATTCAATACCACGATGCCACTACTTAACTCAACTCAAAAAGGATATACCACGATGTCAGCTATTAACCCAACCCAAACAGGACGCAGCGCAATGTTATCACTGAACCCAACTTTAGCCACACTAGGCAATCTCCAAGCTCATATCGCTATGATGGCGCAGCTCACCAGTTCAGCCTCATCAGAGACAGTGACGATCAACCGTCAGGACTTGCAGCTAGCGTTTACAGATATTGAGCAGACCATCAGCGGCATCTGCACCCAGCTAGCACATCAGGGAGAGATCACTTTCTCATCATCACTAGGCGGCAGCCTAGACCATCCTATGGTTGAGCAGTTTTGGGATGTCTATGACTATTTAGACAACTTAGACAGTCTAAATAGGGGCGGTCGTGTCAACCATCACAGCGACGATGCCGACACCATCGCGATCAATCTCAATGATATTTATAGCGTAGCTAAGAAAAACAGCCAACCCCTACCAGATGACATGGTGCAGCTAAAGCAGCACTTGCGTGACAGCTGTCGCTATCTGTTTATCGACTCAAACGTAGCGGTCAGCAGTCAGGTATATGACGGCAAGACGATCAAATGCTGGATATTCCATAAGCCAGTAGCAGAGGCACAGCCGACCAGTGACACCCCTGATATCGACTTGGCTCAAGCATGCAGTGAGTTTGAGCAGGCACTGAGTGAGACAGCGATAGTAGCACCAGTGATAGAGATGACAGAACCTTGCATCATTAAACGAAGTGTGACCAACCGCAATAACAAAACCACAAGACGCCAGTTCTACGTACCTAGCATCTCAGAGGAGCAAAGAAACAAATGCACCTCATCATCAGTAGGTGGTAGATACGGCGTAGAGCTACCCGCTTATTATCATGACATCGATGTCAGTCGCTTTGCAGAAAAGACCTATACAGATCAGAACGGCGACCAGCAGCGTGTACTAGTACCACTGTTCAAAGAGCGTCATAGCGGTGAGCATCATCAGGACTTCTATCAGCGTGTCGGTCTGCTACTACCACCGATCGACTAAATAACGCTCTTAGGGGGAGACATCTCCCCCACACTTTTCACCACGATAAAAGGAAACAGCACGATGAATCAGCAGAAAGGTAACAACGAAGTAATGCCATTGGCGTTTAACGGTATCACTCTAAACCCAGTGATACGTGACGGTCAGATTTGGATGACAGCCAGTGACTTGGCAAAGGCTTTAGATTATTCAGATGTTCGTTCTATAACCAAAATACATAGCCGTAATGCTAATGAATTCACATCGGCAATGACAACGGTGGTCAATATGACCACCGTTAGAAAAACAGGTAATATCGAAATGGACAACCGCATATTTTCCTTACGCGGCTGTTACCTTATCGCTATGTTTGCTCGTACTAAGGTCGCCAAGGACTTCCGCGTTTGGGTGCTAGATATATTGGATGCAGAGGTAGGCGCACCAGCACCTACCCCAATGTCCGTATCCAATGCCGACTGGACACGCTATCTACAGGCTCTCACCATCCCCGAGATGGTAAAGCTCACAGGTCATAGTGAAAAGGGTGTTATCAGTGGTTTATATCATGCCACCCATAGTGGTGAGGAGCGCAGCCCTCAGCAGCCGACGCTACCGAACATACCACCGCAGGTGCAGACCGCACTAGACCAGTTTTGGGATACCGTCAGTCAGTTGGATCTGCAAGCGATCAATCATAGCCGCGACCCGCAAGTTTTGGCGATCAGCTTACCAGAGCTATACACTCAAGCAGGAGAGCAGCTGCCCCAGCGCCGCTCCATGCTATCAGCGCTCAAGCACAGCTTGATACCTCAGTTCAAAGACAGCAACCACGCGATCAATAGCACGATCACGGGCAATACCAAGAAATGCTGGGTATTTGTCATGCCAAACGAGCAATAGCCAACTTATAACTTAACTCACCTGAATGGAGTCGCCACGATGACCACCCACACTCAATAATCATATCTGGAGACACTATGGCAAGCTCAACCACAGCATACATCCGCTGCCCTCACTGCGATTCGCGTATGCGTACACATGGGCACGTTATATTCAGTGCTTTAACCAAGCAGCTGACTGCCGCTTGCCACAATCCAGAATGCTTATTTAGCGCAAAGGTTAGCGTAGAGATATCCCAACAATTACAACCCAGTCTGCAGCCCAATCCAGAGATAGCGGCGGCACTGACCAGATGAGGATAATCACAATGTCAAATCCAACCCAAACAGCACCCGTCAGCGACGTAGCTATTCCAAGTACGCCGCATAACCCATTCAGACTTACTGATGATATTAGAGACTCATTGTCTGAAGTATTCTGTGCCGCCTTTCATTCTCACAAAAGCGACTACCTACAGCGCAAGGATTGGCTAGCTGAGCACTTAGCCAAAGATGAGCGAGACCAAAAGCACGATGCAAACCTTATTTCCCTATGTGATTTCTCAGAGCGATATATGCGCAATATAGCCAAAACCTACAAATCGGTAATGGGCAGCGACTTTTGGCTTGACGAGCTACAAAAAGTCATCGCTGCAGCTAACCAACCCGCTTAATCATACTCAAAAAACTTAGGTAACACCATGACACGAATTAATGACAAAGTCGTAGACCGCTTGATTTCGGACTATGGATTCAAGGTAAGCGGCCAATGGCTCAGAGAGGGTCGCTGCCCTGATTGCAGTAAAAAATCTTTATTCACTCACTCCACTACGCCCCGCGTCGTCAAATGCGGCCGCCTCAATAAATGCGGTATGGAAGTCCACGTCAGAGATCTATTTTCTGACCTGTTCACCGACTGGTCAGCGACATATAAGCAGACCGATGTCAGTCCCAATGCTGCAGCAGATGCTTATCTAAATGAGGGCCGTGGTCTTAGCATCCAGTCGGTCAAAGGCAGCTATAGCCAAGAGATGTATTCTAACCGTGATTTAAACATCTCATCAGCGACCGTTCGTTTTAACTTGCCGAATGGCGGCTGGTGGGAGCGCATTATTGACCAAGCTGATAGATTTCCACGCAAGGCAAACATCAAGTATGGCTACAGTGTAAAGGGCTACTGGTGGTGGCATCCTGCCAATACCCAGATGCCTACCGAGATTTGGATAACCGAAGGTATCTTTGATGCCATGGCGCTACGTCAAAACGGTCTTGATGCAGTCAGTTCTATCAGCTGCTCAAACTTCCCCGAGCACAGTCTCTACGAGCTCAAAAGCCAGTATGACAAAGCCAAGCATATACTGCCCAAGCTAGTGTGGGCGTTTGACAATGACAAAGCTGGTCAAGACGGCATCCGTCGTAATGTAAAGTCCGCGACAGACATGGGCTTTGAGTGCAGCGCTGCTCAGCCACCGTACGAGAAGCATCGTCAGCTTGATTGGAATGACTTGCATGAGATAGATCGTCTATCGCCTGAACATATTGAGAACTATCGCTATTACGGTAACTTACTGACAGCCAGCTCTGCCATGCAATCCGCCGTTATTATGTATATGCACACCAAGCGCACCAGCTTTTACTTTGAATATAACTACCGCACATGGTGGTTTGAGCTCGATACAAAAGCCCTTTCTACTTGCATCGGTGTAGAGAAGCATCAAGTAGGCGCCTACCTCGAATCAGTCAGCGATTTGACCGACGTTGATGAGCAGATGCCAGAGTTTGTGAAGAGCTGCAGTACTGTCACCGAACTATGTAATGCCAAGCTTGAAGCGCTTTATTTCCAGCGTAACGAGATTACCGATGAGTCCTGGTACTTCATGCGTGTAGGCACGGCAAAAGGCAGTGTCACTACTACCATCACAGGTGACCAGTTATCGAGTCCTTCCAAATTCAAGCCCCGCTTACTTTCTGTTTATGCCGGTGTTTTCTGGACGGGTGCCGCCGGTCAGCTCGATATCATCATGCGTCATCAGACCGAAGCACTCAAAGAAGTAAAAACCACTGACTTCATCGGCTATAGCAAAGAGTTTGGCGCATATATCTTTAACGACACCGCTGTGCATAAAGGCAAAGCTGTCGCTATCAATGAGCAAGACTATTTCAAACTCGGTCGACTAGAAGTTAAGTCGTTGGCAAACTCACCCATCATGCAGCTCAACACCAAGGACAAACCCAATTTTGACTGGTGGTCCAAGTTCAACCAAGTTCGCGACGCTTATGGCACCGTTGTTATGGCGTGGTGGCTTGGCACTTATTTTGCCGAGCAGATACGCAGCATCGATCGTAGCTATCCGTTTTTTGAGTTAGTCGGTCAGGCAGGTGCAGGTAAGTCGCGTCTTTTAGAGTTTTTATGGCGCTTATCAGGTCGCGAAGATTACGAAGGATTTGACCCATCAAAAGCCACATCGGTCGCTATCTATCGTGAATTTGCCCAAGTATCTAATATGCCCATCGCGTTAATTGAAGGCGATCGTAACGACCAAGATGGCAAACAATCTTATTCAAAATTTGAGTGGGACCAGTTAAAGGATGCTTTCAATGGTCGGTCAATCCGTAGTCGTGGCGTCAAGAATAACGGCAACGACACTTACTCACCACCGTTTCGTGCTGCGATCATGATTAGTCAAAACGAACCTATTCAAGCATCTGAAGCCATGCTCACACGCTTGCTGCATATCCGTTTAACACGTGAAGGCCAGACGCTACAGACCAAATACTTAGTCGATGAGTTAGACCGCATCCCGTTAGAAGTCACCAGTCAATTCATGGTAAAAGCCATTCGTAATGAAGAAGCTATCCTTGAAACGTATAAGCGAAAGGTCAGAGAGTACGAAATTTTTTATCATGCAGCGGGCGTTACTCACACTCGTATAGCGCTCAATCATGCACAGATAGCCGCGATGGTCGACTGCTTACAGATGCACGTCTTAGAAGACGTCATGACAGAGACTCAAGCCAATGACGCCAAGTCCAAGCTAATAGAGATGTCGCATCAGCGTGTGGCTAGACTATCAAGCGATCATCCATTGGTAGAGCAGTTCTGGGAGATTTACGAGTATCTCAACACGTTGGCACAGTGCGAGATGAACCACTATACGGATAAAAAGCGCATTGCGATTAATCTTCCGAGATTCTACAAAATCGCGCAGCAAGAAGGTCAGCGTCTACCAGACCAAACAGAAATGAAACGTCTGCTTAAGTCTAGTCAAAAAAACAAGTTTATAGATTCAAACGTTGCTGTCTCGAGCGCGGTCTTTGGTAATAAGACAGTCAAGTGTTGGGTCTTTGAAAATGGGTCGGAGGCTTAGAGAATGAACCTAATACGTGCCCTATTCCCTTACAACCGTGAAAGTCCGCTGCATTGGCTGACTTTCGACACAGTGAGCGGTCAAATGATTGACTGCTCAATGCATCCAACCCACAAGCAGCGCGCGCTTTATCAAGGCAAGCATTACAGCATTAATAAAGACAAAATTGAAATGCGCTGCGAGGTCGAAATTTATCAAGAGCGTAAATTTGAATCACTTACTGAAATTAAGATTGGAGAATAAATAAATGGCAGACGATATCGACAGAGCTAATGATGTAGCTCAAGAAGCAATGGATAGAATTATCGCCAACGCGCCCAAGTTCAGTGAACCATCTTATCCTGAATGTCTAGATTGCGGCGAAGACATACCCTATCAACGGCAACAAATTGGCGGCGTCAAGCGTTGCATAGACTGCCAAAACGTTTTAGAAAGGAGGCGCTAACCTAAAAAACACCTTGAAGTTACCAGTTAGAGGTAAGCCTTAATCTAAATCAAATCAGTAACATAAAAAGAGATAATAGAGGGATTACCTTTATTACCTCTTTTTTACTACCGTAGTTTTACCGCGCATTTACCGCTCACATAAAGAGCGCATCCACGTTATAACCCTACTTTTGACCTGAAATCAAAGGATACAGAATGTCTGCAGGTATAGAACCGTTAAAAACCAGTATCCGCATTTGGTGGCGAGACGCAAGCGGTGAGCGCGACCGCGAGACCCTATATGACACACCGCCCACAGATGCCAATCTTAAAAAAGCCAATGCCATCGCTCAATCAATAGACACTCAGATAGAAATGGGCACGTTTGATCGTGACCAAACATTCCCTCATTCGCCCAAGCGCAAGGCATCATATTTTGGCCATTACTTGAATCAATGGAAAACAACGGAAGAATCATTGGTTTCTGATACGTCATGGACAACATATCTAAGCAAAGTTAACAACCATATCAGTGAGCATTGGTCTCATAAACAGATTGCAAAAATCAAAGTCGAAGACGTTGAAAATTGGGTATATAAAGACTTAATCAAGCACAAGCAGCTAAGCTCCAATACGATCAAAGAAATCTTAGGTTTATGGCGCAAAATCTACAGTTACTGGTCACGGCACCAGAGCACAGTGAATGATCCCTCACAGTACATCAAACTTAATTTTAATGACCCAGACGATATATACCCATTCAATAGAAAAGAAATTAGTCTAATTGTAGGAAATGAGCCGGACAAAGCACGTAAAAACCTATGGACTGTCATGATATGGTCAGGTCTATCATCACATGAGCTGCTGGCATTGGCAGTATCAGACCTAGATTTAGATAATGGCCACGCTTACATTCAACGTGGTGTGGTCAAAGGAGTTTACCGGGTAACAAAAAACCGTCGACGCAAACGCCAAGTTGAGCTATTGCCCATCGTTGTTGAAGCACTGCGTAGTCAGATTGAGTTGATAAAAGACACTGCCCTGCAAACAGTAATGATAACCGAGCGAGATCATCGCACTGAACGCCCACACTCGCTGCAGTTTCTGTGGCACAACACAAACACCGGCTCACATCATACTTACGAGCAGCTGCGCCACCAATGGGCAGATTATTTAGAGCGCATCGATGTAGACTATCGACCGCTTAATAACGGCCGGCATACTTATGCCAGTCAGGTACTATCAACGGGCGTCATTACTGCAGAATGGTTAGCCAAACAACTTGGCCATAGCAATACAGATATGATCCATAAACACTATGGTAAATTTATTCCACAAGACTCTGGCCACATCATCAAGATACTAGATCACGCCTTACATATATAGCCCATTCTAGCCCACGCACGAAGTACCAGGCTTTTTAGCGTAGCAACGCTAGAAAGCCTTTATTTATGCGCCCTCACAAAGCATTTATAACGGCTTAGCATAAATAACCAGCCCACAGAGCAGCCCAGCACACCAAACTAACCTCAAATTACAGGCATTAAAAAAGCCTGCGCAAGGCAGGCTTAGTAAGGTTTTCAGCAATTTCTGCTACTACCTCGAATTTGGCGGAGACGGAGAGATTCGAACTCTCGAAGGGCTATTAACCCTTGTCGGTTTTCAAGACCGGTGCATTCAACCGCTCTGCCACGTCTCCATTTGTGCATCATTATAGCGATCTGAAATGAGAATGCAAGCAGTTATGTCAAAAAATTTAAATTATTTTTTAAACGGCTTATAATCATGAGTCTAAAGCTTGTTTGAAGCAAGATGCAAGCACATATCTAGCATGCGATTGGCATAGCCCCATTCATTGTCGTACCAAGCAAAAACCTTGTATTGATTGCCGACTTGCATCAGTTGTTGCCCATCGATAATCAATGATTCAGTCTGATGGATAAAGTCACTTGAGACTAGCGGTTCGTCCGTATAGTCCATGATCGTCGCTAAATGCGCCTGACTCGCTGATTTTAAAACGTCACGTATTGCTTCAATACTGACATTTGGCGTCTCAAATACAAACGTCACATCAATAGCGGCGACATCAATAGTTGGCACTCTTATTGAATGACCATTTATCTTGCCCACCATATTTGGTAACACGCGTTCCGTAGCAGCGATACTGCTGGAAGTCGTCGGAATGATATTATAACCAGAGGCGCGCGCACGCCTTAGGTCACGGTGCGCTTGGTCAAGTACGGTTTGATCAGCCGTCACTGCATGAATCTCAGTCATCATCGCCGACTCAACGCCAAACGCCTTATCAAGGGTATCAATAAGCGGTACGAGCGCCTGAGTGGTACAAGAGACGCTAGAGATAATAGGCAGATCACGCGTCAAAGCATCGCTATTGACGCCCATCACGATACAAGCATCGACATGGTCAAAGGGTGCGGCACCGATAATCACTTGTTTGGCACCCGCCTCTATGTGCAAGCTTGCCTGCTCATATGAGCGATAGTGTCCGGTGCACTCAAGCACCACATCGACCTGCAACTCTTTCCATGGCAGTGTCTCTGGGTTTTCTCTTGATAATAAACGAATGCAGTAAGTAAGATTATTTTTGGTCAAGCACAGCTGAATATCATTTTTTGCTGTCGCACAGGGCTTTTTCTGATGATCGGTGAAGCCATCTTGTACGATATCCGCTGTCACGCCAAGCTGGCTCAAACGCCCATGTGTGCTATCGAACCTAAGTAAATGTAATAAGGTTTCGGCAGGCGCTAAATCATTAATCGCGACCACATGAATAGCACGTCCTAGCACCTCAAAGCGCTCTAATAACGCACGCAATACATTACGTCCAATACGACCAAAACCATTGATGGCCACTCGCAAAGGCTGAGTCTGGTCACTGGTCGTATGAAACCCTGCTGTAGCAGGATTAGACGTCAAACGGTAGGTAGCACTAGAAAAATCAGGCAT